TGAAACCTAAATTCAACGCCATTTCCGCTGAGTTATTAAATAAACCGTAAGCGGTACCACCGTTTGACCCTTTTGAAAGATCACCTAAGAAATCATCTACAGCTAGAGAGTGCGTTCTATCTAAATACATCATATTCTCTTCGATAGCACCTTGCTTATCTAATTCAGTTAATACCAAATCAAATGTAGTTAAATTCATAGCATCACCTGTATACATTCCTCTGTCAGTAATTGCCTGAAGTAAACCTTCTGTACCTTCTGGTGATGTACCATGTGTTTTCTTAGTTTCTGATTCAATCATTGCCATTTCTAAGTAATCAGTGAATCTAGCTCTAGTATCACCTTCAGCTTTTAAATACCATAGGTAACCATTTTGACCTTCTTCGCCAGTTACTTCAACCCAACCAATCTGAGCTGTGTCAGAACCATCAACATTATATTTGTCTTTGATTATAATTGGTTTGTTAGAGAATGATTTGAATTCAGGCTCGATGGAAGCATCTCTTCCAACAGCACCTTTTCCATATTCAGAACCATAAACAAATACTGAAACTGCATCAGCGTTTGCAAGTCCTGCGCTATTACTACCGCTTAATCCTGCGAACTCATAACATGCAACTGTTAAAACTGCACCAGCAATACTAGTAACGTGTGCTTTGAAAACCTTGTTCTTAGCGTTACAAGCTACAACGATCATGTCGTTATCTCTAATTGCGTGGTCTGATGTACTTAACGTAATTGTTTTCGCTCCTGTACCTGTTACGTGTGTACCTTCATATCTCAAATGTAACCTGCCTTGTTCAGACCATACTACTTGATCACTTGCCATTGCCTCTTCTGCGCCAACAGCTTCTAAAAATCCAGATATAGTTCTCTTACCATATCTTTCTACTTCTGCCTCATAAATCTCAGGCATATATTGTTGTGCCCAACCTTTAGTGCCAGAAGATAAAAAATCGATATAATTTTGTCCAGTCGTTTGTAATTTTGGAGCTGGAACAATATTAATATCACTTCCTAATGTTACTGCCATTTTTTATAAATTTTATAGTTAAACTTTATTTTTTAATTTTAACACGTAAAGAACTTAAAGAATCTCCAACAACAGGTTTAAACTGTATCCCACCCGTAGGTGTAGTTGATCCAGATTGTCTACCTGACATATCAACATTTTTAGCTTTTGCCATAGTTTCTTTTACAGCATCTGCTTTTCCTTGTTGATAAAAATGGTTAGCGATAGCATCAGCGTTCATAGCTGTAAATAAAGATTTGTGGTAACCATTAGCGTTAGACATAAGGTTATTTTTATCTACATATTGAGAGATAAAATTATTAATGTCACTCTGCTGTTCCTTTACTTTACTAACATCATTAACGTTAAATCTATATTTTTTTTCACCAACATTAAATTCAAAACCTTTGAAATTATTGTTGAAAACTTTATCAGTTTGATTTAAAAATACAGAATGTTGTTTTTCTGCTACCTCTTGAGACTTTTTGTTCTCATTGTTATATCTATTAAAGAAATCAATAGCTTTCTGTTGATCAGGCGTTAACTTAACACCACTTTTAATTTCTGCATAGTAATTAGACTTTAATTTGTCTAGTTGGCCTTTTGCGTTTGCAACTTGCTCTTTAAAAGCCAATTTCTTTCTCTTGACATCTAGCGCTTCATCAACTTCTTCGTCGTATGAAAACGAGTCTTCAATAAGAAAACTAATCTCCTCACCACTTAAATGTGGTTTTGTTTGATTATAGTATTCCCTTAATAAAGTGACATCATCTAACTTGCTGTAATCTTGATTTAATTTTACATAATCTTCAAGATCACCTCCAGTTTCATTCATAAAGTCTACAACCTTTTGAATGTTTTCTGGCAAGTCTTGACCAGTTTCTTTTGCTTCTTCTACAGCTTCTTTAACTGTTTCTTCAACTGTTTTAACTTCATCTTCAACAGCCTCATCAGTCTTTTCTTCTGTAACTTCTTCCAAAACTGGTTGTTCAGTTTCTTCTTTTTTATCTTCAACCTTTTCTTCTTCCACTTTTTCTTGAACCTCTTCAATAACTTTATCATTAACTTCCTCTTTAGGTTGCTCTTCAACTACTTCTTCTGTAGTTTCCTCTTTACTTAAATTAACCTTAGCAATTTTATCTTGATTACCTAATTGCTTTGGTTTTTTAGGTAATTTTACTTTTATTGTGTCTCCCATAGGAGCCTCAACTTTTTCATCAGTAGTTTGTTCAACTACTTCTTCTTTCTTTTTATTAGCCATAATATAATATTATAAAATTAAACAATTACCTAGGATCAAAAACACCTAGATCAAAACCACCACCTAACGTATCATTACCTGATGATTCAAATTTTTTAGCAGAACTGTCATTATTTCTCTGCTCTATTAATTCAGATTGTTGAGATGCTTGTATTCTAGTACGTTCATCTTTACGATCTTCTTTCATAGTTTCTTTATTTTTCATAGCATCAACTTCCATTTGCTTTAATTGCATGTTTAATTGAAACTCATGATTCATTAAGTCTTTTTTCAACTGCGCTTCAGCTTGTAACTTTTGAAGTTCTAATTGTGATTCAACCTTTTCAAGTTCAGCTTTACTTTGTACTATAGCTTGTTGCTTTTGAACTTCAGCTTGAGCTGCCACTTGTTGTGATTGAGCATTAGCTTGCGCTTGTGCTTGTATATTTCTTTCCGCGAGTTGTTGATCTCTAGCTATTTTCTTTTGTCTTCTTATCTTTAACAATTGGTTAGCTAATTTAATATTTTTAATATCTCTAACATCTATAGCATCTTCTAACTCAATACTATTTTTAGCTAATGCTTGTTGTATGTTGTTTTCGAGCATAGCTTTTTCTTCTTCATCAGGTTGTAATTCTATAAATATACCAAAATCATATATGTGAAGGTTTTGCATTTCTTCTATAGTACCAACGTTATGAGCACCTATTCTTTGTATAAATGCGTCTTTTGTGTCAGAGTACTCTAATACATCTGATATTCTTAGAGATAAACACTCTGCTGTTTCGGTTGTTAAAAATAGACCACTTTGTAAAATATGTCTTGTAGCTGTGTTGCTATTAGCCGCTGCTAATTTTTGCACACCAACTAAAGCGTTTTTATCTGGAACGCTAGCATCCCTTGCTTCGTTTAATCCAGTCACGTCTCTTATCATTTGTAAATAATAATTATACGTGTTAATTAAACTTTGTAACTTAGCGCCACCATTACCACTAGCAATCTCCTGTATAGGTACTTTGCCTGGATTCATATCACCATCCCCAGTAAATGATCTACCAATAACACTACCAGTTTGGAAGAACATGTTTAGTGCTTCCTGTGGATTATAGTTTGTTCCATTACCTAAGTCAACTTCTGCTAAACCATCAGCATCTAAATAAACTCCATCAGGTACCATTCTTGCCATTACCTGTTGAAGTTTTAAATGTGTTAATTGAATCATATCAGCAAAACTAGTAATTCTACCAACAAGCGACTCAATTCTACCTTTGTATATTCTTGGTGCAACTATACTATAGTTCATTTTAACTTTTGTATAATCACTCTTAGGTCTTAGCATATTTTTAGCTAACTCCCATTTTATTAATTTTTTAGTACCTAGTATTAATGCTCCTTCGTATAAAACTTCAATAGATTTAGATAACTTTTTAAATCTTTCATCCTCTTGCGGTGGATCAAAGCTATCATCTTTTTGTATTAATTTTGTAGCGCCTGATGACATTGTTTTTTCTTTATAAACATCATTAGCATACGTTTTATAATTAAAAAATAAAACCTGAACAATATTAGTATCAGTGCTGACATCTGAAGCTATTGTACTTTGTCCAACGTGACTAACGCTAGAATTGTTATTTACTATTTCCAACAAATCTTCATTTGTTAAATTAGGAAACTGCTTTTTTAATTCATTTATTGGTAATTCTTTTACTTCACCAACATAATATATATCGTCAAAATATGGTGACTCAGTATACGAATATATTAAGTTTGCAGGATCAACATAGTCCAAACAAATACCTTTTGATTCTGTATATGTATTTTTTACAGCACCTATACCCAGCACTGTTAAATCATAATAAAATCTTTTCTTAATTAACTCGTAGTTATTTCCTTCGAATAAAGTATTTAATGCTTGTTCTTGCGCTATTTCAATAGACTGCTTGTAAGATAACTGCATGTGAACCGCTAGCTCTTCTTCGCTACCTGGTAATTCGCTTAAATTACTTTCTGTCATGTCTAAATTAAAAGATTTTTGAACAAATTCATTTACATCTTTTAAACGCATGTCATTTAAAATAGATTCCATATATTGTGTTCTCTTCGCAACGCCATATGGATCTTGTGAATAAGCTTTTATATCGTAAGTTCTTTCAGCGATACCATTAACTACAATATCAACAAACTTAGGTATAATAGGTACAGGTCTCCAGTCTAAATTTAAATAAGATAAATCACCGTTTATAGATAATTCGTCTTTGTATTTTTGTATTGATTGTTCACCTCTAGCATACAATCTAAGTCTATGAAAATTGTTGTAGTTAGTTCTAAACCT